TGACCACATGGGGACACACATTGATATACGTCCAACCGGGGATTACCGGGTTATAGGTGGGACACAAGAATACGAACATGACTTATGTGAACATTGCGAGGCGGATTTACGCAGGTTTATGACGGCAAGATGGAAGGGTGGTATAAAGGTAACCATAACCGAAGAAGACGGCACTAGCCACACCTTTAAAGCGAATACTTGACACGTCACAACTTACGAGCGTAAAATCAATAACGTAGAAGTATGCAAAGAGCCTGCCACAATCGGCGGGTTTTTTCTTTACCCCTATCTATTCGGAGGTAGGGCGCGGGCGAAAGCCTTGCAAACAGCCACGCGAAGGCGCGATCACCTATAACCCGGCGGGACGCTAAACATTCACCAGAAGGTCACAGGGACGTCCCGCCCTTCTGAAATCACGGTAATCATGGACAACATACAATGCGGCGTACCCGGATGCGAGAGAAGCGCAACCTGCGACCACCACATACTTTCAGTAGGGGCTTGGCGCGAGGCCGCTGAGTGTGAAGAGAACAAGTTTCCCTCCTGTGACGAACATCACACAATGACCGACGACAGTTGGCACAAGGCGGGGATAACAGAATTCTCAGAGCGCCACGGGCTTGAGGACGTAGTAGAACGGGCAAGGGTAGCGGTGTGGGCGAGACGGAGAGAGATGGATGGAAGAGATTAGTTTTCTTGCGTACATCGACCCATCACTAACAGCATTGAAGATCAGCGGCGACGACAGGGGCGGGAAACTAACGCTTGAGTTTGACGACACACAATTACCAGAAGCGATAAAAGCCGTAGTGATGCGGAAGAAACTACTTAAAGTAACGATAAGAGTTGAGAAGAATGGCAAAGGGAAAGAGTTCATCGGATAAACGCACAACCGCGCAACATAAAAAAGAGGCTCTTTCTGCATATGTTGAATACGGGACGGTTACCGCCGCTTGCAGAGTAGCAAGGATAGGGCGGAGAACCTTTTATGATTGGGCAGGTAAAGACCCCGAATTCGCCGCTCAGTTAAAGGATGCCCGCGAACAGGTAACGGATGATCTTGAGCAGGAAGCAATCAACCGGGCCCATGCTGGGTCGGACACCCTCTTGATATTCCTTTTGAAATCACTACGCCCCGAGGTGTATCGCGAGAACGTGAAGATGGAACACTCCGGCCCCGGCGGTAAACCGATCGAAGTATCAAGCAAGCGGGTAGAGGAATATGACGACGTCCTTAAAGAGATTGCAAAAGAGACTCAAGGTACTAATCCTAAAGAATCCGTGGATACCTCACTACCCGACGAATAAACAAGCCAAGTTCTTACTGTCTCTCGATCGCGAAGCGTTCTATGGCGGCGCTGCCGGTGGGGGCAAGTCGGACGCCTTGCTTATGGCGGCGCTGATGTTCGCTGAAAGCCCCGGGTACAACGCGCTCCTGCTGAGAAGGACGTACAAAGACCTCTCATTACCAGGCGCGTTGATGGACAGGGCGGAGGAGTGGTTAAGACCACGGGGCGCACACTGGAACGACACCGAAAAGAAGTGGACGTTCCCATCAGGCGCTTCACTCACCTTCGGATATTTGCAGGCAGAGAAGGACAAGTACCAGTACCAGGGCGCTGAGTTCCAGTTTGTCGGCTTTGACGAGCTGACACAGTTTACCGAAACGCAATACCGCTATCTGTTCTCAAGGGTGAGAAGGCTCGAAGGTGTCGGTCTGCCGATACGCACAAGGGCGGCATCCAACCCCGGCGGTGTCGGGCATGATTGGGTGAAACAAAGATTCATTACTGAGGGCAGGGTATTCATTCCCGCGAGGCTAGAGGACAACCCATACCTCGATCAAGGGGAATACGAAGAAGCCCTGAAAGAACTGGACCCCGTTACCCGGGCGCAACTGAGAAGCGGCGACTGGGACATACAGCCTTCGGGCAACAAGTTTAAGCGCGAGTGGTTCGAGGTTCTCGATATCGTCCCCGAGGATATGAGACTTGTCAGATATTGGGACTTAGCCGCTACTGAACCCAAGGAAGGCCAAGACCCGGACTATACGGCCTCAGTTCTTATGGGGCTGAAAGACGGAATCTACTACATCGTGAACGCGCAGAGATTCAGGGACAACCCCGGTGTCGTAGAGGCACGTATAAAGCAACAGGCGCAGACAGACGGGCGCAGAGTTTCAGTCAGGATGGAGCAAGAACCCGGCGCGTCGGGCAAGACAGTCATATCGCACTACGCCAATAGGGTATTAGTGGGCTATGACTTCCGGGGGATAAAGTCAACAGGCGACAAGGAGATCAGGGCAAACCCTGTATCAGCCGCCGCGTTTAACGGCAACATAAAACTACTCAGGGGCAACTGGATAGGCGACTACCTCGACGAGTTATGCGCGTTTCCCGCAGGGTCGCACGACGATCAGGTTGACGCTACGTCAGGCGCACTCAAGGAACTGGCCGAAGGCGGCCCCGGAGAAATCGAGATAATGGAGGACCTGTGTCAACGGTAAACACCGACATCATGAAAGTTGCATACCCGCCCGAACTGAAGATTGTGGCAGAGGCCGCAAGGGAACGGGTGCTTGCCGCACGCAAGGCGCAGGACTACTATGACGGGCACTTCTGGCGGTATCTCGATACACCTAAAGCGGTATTGCAGGCACATAACCAGGCGCTTGATTATCCGACAGGCGTAAAGAAACTGGACTACGAGAAGACACAGATCGAGCTCCAATACCCCAAGTTTTTTATTGATGAGCTCGCGTCGTGGATGTTTGAAAACCCGGTAAAGATTCAAGGCGACGACCCCGAGCTTGATGAAGTCCTCAAAGTCCACAAGGCGAATAAACTCGACGGTAAACTCATGCAGGCCGCGCAGGAGTCGTGTTTGACCGGCGGCGTGGTGTTCAAGGTCCTGTGGAATGAAGCGACTAAATCCCTCCGCGTTTATCCAAGACCTTCCAGAGAGTGCTTCCCGGTGATGAACCCCGACGACGTGGATATACTCGAGAAAGTCTCTTTCGTCGCGTTGCAGGACGATGAGGAACACGTGTGGAAGCAGACGTTTGAACTGCGGTACATGTACGGTATCCCGGTGTGCTGGGTAACTGAGGCGATTTACACGCTGAAATCAATCAAAAACTCCGCCGACCCCACGCCTGAGAAGATTCTATACGACAATCCCCTCTACATGGGGGAGAAGTTTATTGACTTCCTCCCGGCAACGATTATCCCGAACGAGCCTAACCTTGGCGACGTGTGGGGGAAGTCAGATCTCGACCCGCTGTATGACCCTATCAATGAGATATGCAAAAAGTATTCATCCTTCGCTGACTTCCTTGAGTTTGAGATGTTCCCGATAACGATATTCAAAAACGTCGATTGGTCGAAGACTAACAAGCCGAAGATCGCCCCTGGAGCGACGGCTAACCTGAAGGGCGGGGACTCGGAACACCCGGTAGACGTGTTCAAACTTGAAGCGTCAATGAGCTCTAAGGACGCGGTCGAGTGGTTTGTGAATCAGTTGATCGACCACCTGCACCAATTCTCGGGCGTACCTCGGATCACCCGTGACACATCGGCGATACAGTCGTCCATGTCTGGGTACGCCGTGAAACTACAGTACCTCTCGATCATCTCAGCCACGAATCGGAAGTTGACGTACTGGAACGACGGGCTAACGCAGATATACGACCAGATACTAAGGTCAAAGGCCGTATACGAGGGGTTCAACTACCGCGAGGATTACGATATCAGGATTGAGCAACAGTCCAAACTTCCTGAGAATGAGCGCGAGGAATTAGATCTGCTTGCCGACAAGGTGGGGATGTTGGTCATGAAGACCACCGACGCTATGGCGAAACTGGGGGTTCCCGATCCTGATATATACCTTGCCGAACTTTTGCGGGAACGCTCAGAGATTGACGCCGCGACCGAGCCTGACGTTTACGGGGCGGCGATACGCAAAGAAGCTGAAGAAGAATGACCTTTGAACAGTACATGAGGCAGGCCCGCAAGGAAGCGATAAGGGCGCTTGACCGCAACGACGCTATCATCCGGCGGACATACGCCAAACTGGAACGCGAGGTATTAGACCAGCTCGCAGTCAGTCCGTCGTCCAAGGAGTCATGGAAGATCAAGCAGATCTTGAAAGGTTTGCGTGAAGCCTCCAAAGCCACAACCGGCGAAGTCAAATCGCTAATGGACAAGTCGTTACTTGAGGCGGCAGGGATAAAGACCGACGCCACCGAGAAAGGCTTGAAGCCGTACATCAGGTACATGAACCGGGCAGGGCTACCGGAAGTCAAGCCCGGCAAACTACTCTTTCGCGTCCCCGAAGAAGCGATAAAGGTCATATACGACCGCACGTACAAGGACGGGCTACACCTCTCAGAGCGGATATGGAAGCTCAACATGAACACTCAGCGGGGCTTGTCCTCAATCATCCGCGAGGCGTTAGCCAAGGGTGTGCCCTACGACGACCCGAAAGTCACCGAGCAGATAAGCCGCTTTCTTCAGCCAGCACGTAGAGGGGTACAACTCAAGCCCTCAGTGACAAGGAAGCTGAAGGACGGTACGGAGTTTACCTTTCGCCAGAGGCCGGTATCGTATGACGCCGCGAGACTACTGCGGACAGAGACGATGAACGCCTTTCGGGAGGCTGACTTACAGTGCGCCATGAGAAACCCCGCGTGTTACGGGGAGTTGTGGACGCTGTCAACTGAACACCCGGATATTGGCTGTGAGTGTGAGGAATATGCGGAGCATGATGAAGGGTTGGGTTCGGGCGTGTTCTCAATCGAGAACGTGCCGATAACGCCGCACCCACAATGTTTGTGTGATACCAGCGCCGTCACGATAGGGTTTAACGAGTTTATGGACTGGGTGGACGACTACAAGAGCGGCGCAGACAACAAAATATCGCAGTGGTGGAATGATTACGGCTACAAGTTAGCCGCGTAGATAACAACCGAATAAGGAATCACGACCCCGTCGAAATCCGGCGGGGTTTTTTAGTACCCCGACAAGGAGGGTAAAAATGCCAGAACCTACTGATCCGACAGAGGAGCCGAAGGAGGAGCCAAAAACTTCTCCCGACCCTTCGCTCGTCAATTACGAGGAACAGGCAAAGCATTTCCAGTCAATTGCTGACCAGAGAGATGCCGCACTTAAGACCGCATTGGAGGAACTCAACAAACTCAAGGCCGACCGGGAGGCAGAGGAAAAGAAAAAGCTCGAAGAGCAGGGAGAGTATCAGAAGATTGCTGAACAGGCACAGGCAAAAGCCGACGCTGCCGAGAAGGAAAAGCAGCAACTGGCCTTACAGGTAGCGCTTCAGAATCACCTTGCCACCGAGCATCCCGACTACGCTGCTGATTCAAAGTGGATAGCCCCACACGTAACCGACGCTGATTCCATTGCCTCGGTCGTCAGCGACTACGTGAAGGCGCACCCACGACAGGTCGGAGTTGGCGCTGCATCGATGGGCAACACGGGTCAACAGCCCGGCGGGGTGAAGATCACCCGCGCTGACGTTGGTGACCCGGCGAAACTCGCACAGTACGCCGCCAAAGACCCTGAGTTTGAAAGGAAACTCCTCTCCGGTGAAATCGAAATCATCGACTAACCGAAAGGAGGTGCAGAATGTCATCTCTCACTAAAGCTGATATTGCCGCCCTTATACCAAGACTATATGGGCGCAAGATATACGAGGAAGCGCAGGCACAGGCTTTCTGGTCAAAGTTTGAAGGTAATGAAGGCTCGGGCCTCCCGATCATCGTCAAGAGCGAACCGACGAAAGAACCGGGAGACACAATCCGAATCGGCTATACCTACCAGTTGACCGGAGCCGGTAGAACTGGCGAGCAGGTGTTGGAAGGCTATGAAGAGGCGTTGGTTACTGACTACATGGACGTATCCATAGCTCTACTCCGCCATGCCACACGCCACCAGATGACCGCTGACGAGCAGGGCATAATCAACCTTGCAGAGCGTGAGAAATCCGCGCTCGCGCAGTGGTTGTCAAGGACTCTCGATCAGGCGATGTTTACCGCGCTCGACCTGTCCCCGACTAATGTTATCTATGCGAACGACGCCACGTCGATCAACACGATTGACGCGCTGGACGTTTTCGACACAGAGACAATCTCGCGGGCGAAGGTCTACGCCGACGACCTGCTTATCCCGCCGATGACCGTCTTGAACGGAACTCCCTACTACGGCATGGTAATACATCCGTACCAGGCGTACTCCCTCAAGGAAGATACGGTCTGGCAGAACGCACAGCGTGAAGCAATGCCCCCGGGTGAAGGCAACCCGCTCTTTACCGGTGCCCTCGGGCACTGGGACGGGGTTGTGTTGTTCTCCCATCCCTGGGTACCAAGAGCGTTGAACGCGAACAGCCCGGCGGTGTACTACTCGGACGCTATGTTGTTTGGTGCAGAGGCCGCACTACACGCATACGGCAGATACCCGCTCTATACAGTCGAAACCTTCGATTACAAGGAGTCTGTAGGTACTGGCGTATCCATCGTTCATGGACTAGCAAAGGTCAAATACACGACTGAAGCAACCGACAAGAGCGTCGTTATCGTAAGGTCGGCTTCCGCTGACCCGAACGCCTAGACAAGGAGGTGTTGAGGGGGGCTTAATCGCCCCCCTTTATCCCTATGATTAGATTCATTTCGTACATCGGCCCGAAAGAGCAGGCACAGGTTACATTAGGTTTAGGGAACAAGGTTGAATTTCCTAAAGGCATCCCGATCGACGTAACGGGTATCAACGAGAGGAAGGTTAAGGAACTGCTCCGAACAGGATTGTTCAAGGTTCACGCCAGTTCTGAGCCTGTCCCTTTAGACGTACCCAAAATCGAGCCCGCCCCCAACAAGTGCCCCAAATGTGGCTTTCTGGCGAAGAACAAAGCGGGGCTAGTGGCACACTTGAGGTTCTGCAAAGTATGAGCGCCGTTGTTTACTCGGACGAGGAGAAGCCGGGAACGGTCTTTAACGTACTGACGCGGACGTGTAACCGCCCGCACAGGTACAAAAGATGTAGAGAATCGGTGAAGGCGCAGGAGACTTCTTTGAACGTCAAGCAGTTCGTGTCGATTGACCGTCCTTGCACGTACGTCGAGGCGGAAGTGTTAGTGCCAGCCACCGGGAGGATTGCCCCGGAAATCCCGACCAAACACGCAAAGCACAGAGACGCCACTTACAATCTTTACATCAACGATATGCTCGCGGCGGTCAAAGAGGGCTGGGTATTTGTCCTTGACGACGACGACGAATTTCTAACCCGGGACGCTTTGAAGAAGCTGGAACCGTATCTCACAGACCCGGATAAGTTGGTTGTGTTCAAGTTCGCTATGGGATTCGAGGACGGCAAGAAACGCTTTGCGATGCCGAACGCTTTTGGACGGGAACTTGTAATCAATGATGTGCCGTGCTCGTGTTATGTGTACCACTCGAAGCATAAAGAACTCGGTTTGTGGCATGGCAAATACTCAGGTGACTTCTTCGCCGCTGAGAACTTAGCAAAGAATCTTAATATAGTCTGGGTCGATGAAGTCATAGCGGGAACGCAGGTCGGCGCCAGTGAAGGCAAACAGGCGAACGCGCTTCCGGCGAAGTGGAAACCCCGACCGATGAAGACCGACAAGAAAGAGCCGTTCCTGTCGATCATCATACCCGTTCACAATCAGGCAGAGTGGACAGCCTCAATACTCGACCAGATAGCCAAGACTGTACATATGAGGCACGAGGTCATAGTTGTTGACAACGGTTCGACCGACGAAACCAAAAGCATCTTAAACGGTGCGAGAGTAATAAAGAACAAGCACAACACAGGCGTTTACCACGCATGGAATCAGGGTTGTAAGGCCGCGATAGGAACACATCTTGCCCTGCTGAATAACGATTTACTCTTACCCGACGGGTGGGCTGAGAAACTGATTGCACATGGCAGGGACGCGATCTGTCCATCATACGATCAGTCACCCAAGGAGCGCCAAGACTTTGAAAGCTATAACAATAAGCTATCACCGGGATTAAAGGACGCCTCGCGCCCGGGGGTACACCCCCAGGGGTTTGCCGGGTTCTGCTACATCCTGACGAGAGAAGTTTATGACCGGGTGGGGAAGTTTGATGAGAGTTACCTTTACTGGTTCGGCGATAACGACTACTTCATACGACTGAATCAAATGGGGATTGTCCCGGTAATGGCTCAAGACGTGTTTATCCACCATTACGCAAACAAGACCTGCAATTCACTAGCCGACTTTGTCCCGCAACGGGAAAAAGAACGCAAAATATTTGTAACGAGGTGGCCCGATGCAGTTTAGTCCCGACGTCCCGAGGGAGTTTATGAAACGCGCCGACTTTAAGGGCATGGTGCATGAGGTAAACGGGTGGTTTAGCTACGTTGACTCAGCTGTCTTATACGCAATGGTAAAACTCAGGGGCCCGGAAAAGATAGTCGAGGTCGGGTGTGGGGTTTCTACCGGGATCATAAGACAGGCTTACAGTGGTGAGTTAATCTGTATCGACCCATATCCGCAGGCGAACATTAAGGGGCTTGCCACACGACATCTTGCGGCGAAGGTCGAAACGTTGCATCCCCAGACCTTTGAGGGTACGGATATATTGTTTATCGACTCTTCGCACGTGTGGGAGGCCGGGGATCTTCCGTATCTCTACAATCAGGTGTTTCCCCTGCTAGATAAAGGGACTTTAGTACACTCTCACGACATCTTTTTACCAGACGATTACTCACCTGCGTGGACGAACAGGCACTACAACGAGCAGTACCACTTGAGGGCATTTTTGAAAGCTAATGAAAACTGGCTTGTAATATGGCCGGGCTACTATATGGCGACCCGTCATAAAGAGGAAGTGTTCGACGTGTTTGATGACGCTTCCTCGGTAGGGTCGTTTTGGATGGTGAAATGTTAGTACCAAAAGAAATATACGGGTCAATAATGCTTCTGGATACAGAAGACACAGGAATATCAGTTGACCTTTACAGAGACGGGACGAGGGAGTGGAACTGCCCCCAGGTCATGAAATCGATTCTAAAGCCCGGCATGGTGTGCATTGAGGCCGGGGCGTGTTTGGGGTTTTACGCTTTAATGGAAGCGAAGGCCGGCTGTAAGGTCTACGCGATAGAGCCGAACCCCAGCAACGTCAACATCTTATCTCAGGCGATTGAGTTAAACGGGTATGAGAATATCGAACTGTTTAACATCGCTTTAGGGAACGTGGACAGGACAAACGATTTCATGATTGAGGCGCGAGCGAATCTTGGGAGGATACTCCACACACAAGCGAGAGATATTCCAGCACACGCGATAGTAGACACGATCCAGGTTGAGGAGAAAAGACTTGACACGTTTACGGTTGAACAGGGGATTGACCACGTTGACCTTCTCAGATTTGACATTGAGTCTTACGAGGTCGAGCTGATAGAGGGCGCGCAAAAAACTTTACACAGGATGCCGAAGGGCTCATGGATATTCGGCGAGTTTCACACGATCCACTTTGACGACCCGAAGGTTTTACAACCTACGATTCAATCGTTGATAGATCATGGGTTTGTACCCCGCCACGTTATCCATATGCTTGACGGCTCGGGCTCACCCGTCCCAGGAATAGAGGACAAAGACCCTAAAGACTTCGCGAGGGCGTGTGTCGAGGACTTTCCCAAGAGCGCCCCGAGAGTATTTTTACAGAAGGCATAATGGGCGACATTGTAGAACTCCGCGACCAGTTGAAGGGTCTGAACATTGAGATAGGGCGCTACACTTACGCCGCGACAATGCCAAACTTCAACAACATGATGTGCCCGGTGAGGATAGGCAAGTTTTGTTCCATCGCCCCTGGTTTGGAATTCAATGTCGCGGGCGGGCATCACCTTGACTGTGTGTCAACATACCCGTTTGCGGTGCTTGATTACTGGGGAGAGTGCAGGGACGCGCTTTATGCCCACCATAAAGGACTTGCAGTAATCATCGGTAACGATGTGTGGATAGGGCTTAACGTGTCAATCATGCACAATTCGCCGATCGGTGACGGGGCTGTCATCGGCGCTTACTCAGTTGTGAGAGAAGCGGTAAGACCTTACGCAATCGTTATTGGCAACCCGGCGCGAGAAGTAGGCAGGAGGTTCCCCGATGAAATCATCGACAAGTTGCTTGAGCTACGGTGGTGGGACTGGGACGAAGTAAAGATACGGGCGAACATGAAGACGCTGACACGCCCCCCTGATTTGGAGACGCTGGAGAAGTTAAATGATTGAAGCACTTAGAATCCTTGGAAATAACATCAAGGTCGTGGTGGATGATAAGTTTTTCTACTACGACAACGACGACAACATAGCGGTTTATCAGCTGGACTTTCAGCGAATCATCATTGACGACAGGTACAAGGAATGTCTTGAACTGCCATTAATGCACGAGGTTATTGAGTGGATAAAGGCAGAGTGTGACCTTGCAGAACTTTCACACCAGGACATATCAACCATATCGACTGTGCTGTGTGCAGTGCTGAAGGACAACCCCGAGTTTATAAGGATGTTCGCATGATTAACCTAGTCCTTATCACCTTTTGTGACATACCACTAATCGAAAAGTGTATTTCCTCGGTCATTGACCACGTTGACAGAATCATCGTGGTGGACGGCGTTTTTGATACATTTCCACATCGGACAGAGGAAAGCGGTTACAGTGATGACGGGACGCTGGAATACATCTCGAACCTGGATAAAGAGGTGGTGCTTATTGTGGCACCGGGGGAAACGGAAGTCGAGAAGCGCACGCGGTATCTCATAGGTGAACCCGGGGATGTTTACCTCCACCTGGATCCCGATGAGTGGGTGGAGAACCCCGAAGTGTTACACGACCTGCCGGACGTTGATGTGATGTACTGCCCGATGAAAAGGACTGACGGGAACGTGTCATTTTATCCCAGGGTCTTTAAGCATCAGGAGGGCATGAGATATCAGGGGTTACATCACAGGCTTGTGGACAAGGACGGGGAGTTAATCGCCATGATTGGCAAGACGGGAGAGAAATACACCGACGCTCGCATTCCGCTTGTAATCCACCACGACAGGGAGTTAAGGACACCTGACAGGATGACGCAAAAAGAAGTGTATTATCGGCGTTTGAACGCGCGAGAGAAGGAAGTAAAAGAGTTACTAGCACACGGGAGTTACGATGGACGTTGAAATCCTGCAATACATAAGGTTGATGGCTGAAGATCAGGGCGACTCCGCTTTGCTGGAAGACTACGAGATTGAGAACCTTGCGAAGAACCGACGGGCTAGAATCTATTTCAAGTCACTTGAGACCGACGATTATTTCACTTGGACTTACCCCGGGGGTTTTATAGAACTGACCTCCCTGTCCACGTCCTACGAGGGGACGGCGATTGACGCGGGTGACTACACCGCCGATTCCATAGCTGGCCTTTATACGTTCGACGCTGAGCAGTCGTGGATATGCTTAAACGGCTGGCAGTACGACGTCAATGACATTATCGCCCATTGCTGGTTAGCCAAGGGCGCGATCCTTAGAGGCTCGACAAAGTCTTATTCCCTCGGTGATGAATCGGTGGACGAAGCGCCGACGGTTCAATACTGCGTTGAAATGTACTGGAAGTTCTGCACGTCCGAAGGGGGTAGATTAGAATTACTGTAACCTCCATGAGAAGCGACACGACGAATATGATAAACGATAACTCCTCCGCAATCATCATCACCCGAAACACATGGACGATAGCGAACGGTAAACGCTCCAGTGCTACGTCCACTCTTACCGCGCAGACCGTGAGGCTTTACGGCAGGAACAAAACCGTGAGAGTTACGGAGGGCGACGACCACAGGTACACGAAGGTAAGGGAAATAGGGATGCTCTGCGAGTATGACGCCGACGTGAAGCAACACACGCAGGAAAACGAGGACACCTTCACCTGCGACACGAAGACCTACCGCGTTCTGGACGTGAGGGAAATCAAGTGGAACGGGCTTACGATTTCCAAGCAATGCACGCTTGAGGAAATATCTTGAGGGGCGTCGAGCACGTCATAGCCAACCTGGGGAAGGAAATATCAAGAACTAAAATTGCCCTAGCCGCTTACGCTCAGATGCAAGCCGCGCCAAGGTTAGAGGCATACGCCCGGTCTAACGCGCCGTGGCACGATATATCAGGCAAAGCACGGCAAGGACTCAAGGGCGGGACGATCATCAGGGGAAATAAGATTATCGTTTACATCGCGCACTCTATGAGTTACGGCGTGTACCTTGAACTCGCGCACGACCAGGCATACGCGATACTCGACCCGACGATTGAAGCGAACAAAGCCCAGATATTTGAGGAGTACAGGAGGATATTGAGGACGTGAGCGTCAGAGATGAAGTGTATGACAAGCTGGCGGCTGACTGCCCCTCGTTTACGGGGGGCTTTTTTCAACCCCAAATAGCGGACAAGAACACGACAAAACCCTTCGGCGTGATACGTGTGAGTGGTGATGCCGGGCTGTTCCGGCAGGGGATTATCAAGACGGTACACGTTGCCGTGCATTGCGCACGCGCTGATTTTAATGACTTAGACGACCTGGTCTACGAGGTAGTTGACGCGCTGGACGATGAAGACGTTGGCGGGTATTACCCGATTCACACAGGGACAACGGGTGATGCTAATGACGACGACCGCGAGACCATTTTCAGGATATGCGAATTCGAAATAAAGATTGCGAGGTGATGTATATGGCCGACTATAACAAATCGTGGGACACGAAAGACCCACCGAAGCCAAAGAAACCCAACAGGACTCCTGTTAAAAAGGAGCCCCCCAAGCCAGACCCGGTGTATATCGCAACCGGGTCTATTTTGTATCGCTTCAAATGCGACGGGACAACCCTGCGGCTTATGGAGGGTGTATCCCCACAAACGACCGAGGCACGGCTGAAAGAACTTAAGAAATACGGACACATCAAGGAGGTGAAATAAATGGGCGATTTTTACAACTCGATAAAACAGATACGAGTCACCGAACTCCTGGCAACAGGGGCGGCTGACCCTTCAGCCGTTGCGGTGGTCTCCACTATCCCGAAGGCTCTATCAATCGACCCTGTGTATATCGACGGGGAAGAGAAGGAGCAGAGGGGCGGTGATGCTGTTGTCTGCACGATAACCGAGGAAGACACCTACAAGGGCGAAGAAGTGAAGCTCGGCCTTGCCACTGTTGATTACTCAATCACTGAGGTAATAGCCGGCGGAACTCTCGTTATGGACGGCCTTGATGTTGTTGGTATTGAAACTTCAACGACTCAGCCCGGACCGTTCGCGTTGGAAGTGTGGATACCGCACTACGACACCGGTGCATCGACCGAAGGTTCACCGGACGGGTATCTCAAGATAGAGTTCCCGTTCTGTAAGGGCCGCAAGGACTCAAGAAACCACGACGACAAAGCGTGGGGAGAATCTCAGTTTATCATCGACGCGCGTGAAAACCCGTCAACGGGTGACGGCGCAATGAAAGATGAGATCGTAGCCGCGATAGTTTAAGGAGCAAATCATGACCGAGGCAGAACTTAACGCAGGTGATACGAGCGAGCTTGTACCGACCAGCCTTGAGGACATCAAGAAGATTAAAACGGAGGACGTTATCGAACTTCCTCCATTTTTGGACGGGACGCCGTTTGTTGCGAAACTGCGGCGTCCTTCCATTGCTCGCATGGCGAAGGACGGCAGGATACCGAACGCCTTATCAGCCGCCGTTGACGAACTTATGGACGTATCGAACACCACTCCGCAAACCCCGTTAAAACTGAGGGTTGAAGTGCTGGAACTTATCGCCGCTTCAGCACTTGAGGACCCGACTTACGAGGAGGTCGGGGAATATCTCGACCACCTTCAGTTGATGGCGATATGGTCTTACGTCGTATCCGGGGTGAATTCGCTCATACCCTTTCGTGCAATCCGTGAGCTTTTTGCAACTCGCACGTATGAGCGAGCGGTGGAAGATACCCCCGAGCCAATACCTGCAACTTGACGGCTGGGAAGCGTACTGCGTTGACGCCGCCGCCGATTACCTCTTGACCTCGATCGAGAGTGGATTGAAACCCTCTTATTTTACCCGCATGACTCAAGAGGAAATGGACTACAAGCACCGGGACAGCCTTAATACCCGGTGGGAAAGACTCAAGAAAGAGAAAGAATGTTTGGAGCATTAGGAACCGTCTGGGCTGAAATGGGTCTGGACTCTACAAGATTAGATATGGGAGTCGCTAAAGCCTCCGCGTCCCTACGTGGGCTTACAGGACAACAGGCCGCTATGACGTCGGCAATGAAGAAAGCCGCCATCGGCTTTGGACTAGTTGGCGCGGCTATTGCTGTTGGCGCGGTCAAACTTGCCGCCGACTACGATACCTCGATGCGGAAAGTCTGGTCGCTGACCGAGGAAACGGAAGCGACGTTCAACAAGTGGAAAGCGGACGTCCTTGATATGGCGGGGAAGCTCCCGCAATCAGCAAAACAAATGGCTGACGCTTTCTATTTGATTTAATCCGATATGCCGACGGCTACTGATGCCGAACAGATGAAAACCCTAGAGGTTGCGGCGCGCGGTGCTGTTGGTGGCATTGCGGAACTCTCTGACACTACAAGCGCTCTAGTCCAGGCGCAGAACGCTTACAAGACCCTAGAGCCTGATCGGTTTATGGACGTGATGAATAAATCCGTTGAACGAGGCTCTATAACCCTACAGGACTTCGTTGACAACCAGGGTAAATATATAAGCTCTGCCGCTCTTGCGAATATCTCGATTGAAGAAACTTCAGCGGCGATGGCCGTACTCACAAGGAACGCTGTACCTGCCGACACGGCGGCTATGGCATTGAACCAGACTATCATGGGGTTTCTTAAACCTACCTCTGACGCGCTCGACGTTGCAAGTAAGTATGGTGTCGAGCTTTCCCTTGCCGCCCTTCGGTCCAAGGGTTTAGGCGGGGCGATGATGGAAATTTCCCAGAAGATACCGGACGAGGAACTTGCCAACCTTTTCCCGAATATCAGAGCTTTGAAAGCCGTCCTCCCCCTTGGTTCAATAGCCGCTCAGGAGTTTGCTGATGAACTACTGCAAATGGGCGCGGCGGCTGGAACGACCGACCGAATGTTCAAGCGTAACGCCGACTCGATCGAGAACAAGTGGAAGGTCGCTATCGGCAAAGCAGAGGACGCCTTAATCAAGTTTGGCACTAAAGCCCTCCCGACCCTCGCAAATGCCCTTGATGCTATCGGTAGGATATTCGAGGGCAAGAATGAGGTCTTTAACGCCTTTGGGAAGATTCTTATGGGGTCGATCGGCGCTGTTACGCAGCTCGGAAAAGCCTTAAATAATCTTGGCCTGTTAACCCCGACTATCCTAGGGCTTGCCGCCGCCTTTACCATGTTCAAACTTCAGCCACTCATGACGGCAATATCAGGGCTTGCCGGGCCGATGCTCGCAAACGTGGGCGCTAACCTCTCAATGGGGTTTACCGCTGCCGGAGTTTCGGTCGGCGGGTTCGCAGCTTCTCTCGCGACTGTGGGATTAGTTGCGCTTCCTTTCGCGATAGCAACGGGCTTGATAATCCAGAAAATAAAGGACGCCGACGCCGCAGGTAAAGCCGCCGCCAAGACACTCGACGAGAACCGGGAGGCAACTGTAAATAACGGGGTGTCTACCTTAAAGCTCGTTGACCAGCTCGATTCACTCAGGGCAGAGCAGGGCAAATACAACGCGGAGTCGGCTGAATACGCGAATATCGGGAGCCAGATAACCAGCGTACAGAATCAAATCGCGGGGATGTTCCCGTCGCTCGTTAAGGGCTGGGATTCCGAACGCAACGCCATCCTCAAGAGTACCGACGAAATCCGAAACAACATTACCGCTCGGATGGCGGTCGGCGGGTACTCAATCACTAAGAACGCCCCTACCGAAGTGCAGGAACTTGAGGTACTAAGCCAGGCGCTCCAAAGAACCAACGAAGGGTTCACCGTCACAGAAGCGCAGGTGAGAGGGCTTGCAATGACAATGGAG